GTCTTTCCTGATATCGCAAATTAGATCCAGCTGTGCTTGGGCGACCAGATAGCGAGCAAGTAACCCATCCATCCAATCCAATAGTAATCGTAGCTGCTGCACCAGACCCAAGACCTGTATTAGTTACAGCTTCTACAGTACCATTCAAAATATTAAATCTAGCACTGATCTGGTTCCCTGTGACATCATCATCTGCCAAAAGCATAATGAAATATACAGGACCACCGGTCTCATATTTAAATTCAGTGATAGCGGTGAGCACCTGATTAGGTGTAACACCTGCGATACTTTTAGTCGTGCTGTGGCTCAGGTTATCTGATGTAGGCATAACCCTATTAGCTGTAAATCCACCACGAATATCCCTTACAGTGGATACATTAGCAGCACTGCCTGCGCCAAAAGGAAGTATATTTGCTTTTACCCAAGAAGCATCTTCAATATCATCCGAAAATGTTAGAAGATTATCATAACCAGTTACCGTAGCATTACGAGTAACAGCAATTCCATTATTACCTTTAATAATAGTAAAGATCTTCAGTACAATAATATCTCCGGGAACCATGATAGAATTTAGTAGGGAAGTATTATATACTTCTGGTGCGGTATCCTGAACAAAGACAACACTTTCATAAGATTTGCCGCCATCTTTAGTGATAGCCATAATCTGCTGAATTGATTGCCCATGTGCTGGGCCATCGGAATACAAAACAATAATTGTATTACGAAGCTTTGCTGTAAATGGTAAAGCTTTATAGCTTGTGCCTGCGTCAATTTGACGTGGATTATTCATCCATTTAGGGATAACCCTGAGTTTTGCTTCCCAGTCACCCATTCGATAATCCTGAAATACTTCCGGATTATCAATTGTACCCATATTATTTTTATAAAATTTCAAGCCGCCTGGGGTAACACCATCATGCAAAGCAATAATGCCTCGATTTGGATCGAGAGTGATTTCCCGGGCTGGACCTGTGTATGCATCAAATGCAGCAGCAGTAGGCAAATCGGATGCACCGATACCTGCAAGTTTACGGGGAATACGGGCCATTATAAGTCCTCAACCTTTGTTAGCGTCACAATCGCAACATTCATTTTCCAGATTATAGTCATAGAATTGCTCAATAGGGATAGCGATATCCCGAATTCGAGCAGAGGATTGATCGGTATCAACGATCTGAAAATACTCAACAGGAAGATAACCAGCCAAACGAGGATCGGTATTATCTACCACATTAAGATTATAATCATTAAGATTATCTTGGATGGTCATTCGATATTCCAATCCCAATGAGAAGCCAATAGGCCGGTCATATTTGTATGAATATCCACAAGCACAGGCATGTTGGTGTCAACATTCTGAATGGCTGGCATATTATTTACCACATTTTGGATATTCGCCAAGGCAGCATGTACTGCCAAAAGCTGTGGAAGTGCATTTTCCAGAGCAAGCAACTGAGTGAGACTGGCCTGAACCGACAGGATCTGAGCAAGATTGGTGTGCAAATCAAGCAAAGCGGTAAGTTCAGCATGAAGCTCCAAAAGCTGAAGCAGATTGTTGTAAAGTGTAACCAGTTTTACCAGTTCAGTATGCAGAGCAGTAATTTCAGGGATTTTTGCATGAATATCCTGCAAAATCGCCATATTATCTGCAATTGGAACCAAGAAGGAAAGGTTTGTTGACACTGCTTGAATGTCATCCAGCAGTAAGGCAACCGCATCAATATTGGCCAAATCTCCCGCTACCATATAAACTTGCGGCATATGGTAGGAAATATGCTTAATATATTCAATATTTTCAGCAATAAATCGAACAGTAGCGTAAGCACTCCCGATCATGTAATCGAGAGTTCCCGTTGCAGGGTCACACGTATCCGTGGCTGACAGCATGGTGGGAGAACGAAACCCCATTATGGAAATCCTCTGTGTTGAAGTTTATGGAAGGAGTTGGAGAGACTGGACATGACCAGATCTTTCGCCTCTATCTCTTGGCATTTTGTCTCATAAGTAGCCAAATGATTTTGGCTATTAATAAGATTATCCTGCCCATTCATATGTGCAAAAACCTTATGTGCCACATAGGATTGAAGAGCGGCTTCAAGAACAAAAGGCAGTTCAATCCATGTAGTCGCCAAGATCTCTGTAATCGGTACATGCCGTGCCTGATACAGAATATGCTTAGGCATTCCAGTTACTGGGTTAGGGATTTGCAAAACTTGAGGTGAAGGGGTGAACAAAGAGCAGGCGTTGTCAATATCATTGAGAACCAGCTCATTCCCACAAGCATCATAAACTTGAAAAATTCGGATCACATCTCCCAGAAAGGGATCTGATACCATGTCCTTGATATAGGGGAATGCAACGCAGTTTTGGCTTTCTGCGAATTTCTGGATTAGGTGATAATGGGTAATGTGTTCCTGTTCTTCGATTAGAAGATATTTTTCCTTCAAAATGAAACGAGAATGGAGGGCTAAAAGCCCATCATTAACATAGGAAAGGATTTTCATTTTATCCGTTTCCCGAATGGTACCAGAACCCTCCATGCCCATTGCGAGGTTGGAAAGTTCCCCAAACGACAGTCGGGCATAGAGGTCCAGAAGCTTCATTTTCGTTCCTCAATCAGACGACATAGGACTCAATCGTCAGTGGTTCTTCGTGTTTGTCTTCATCGTCATCAAATCCGGGACCACCATTATGGCCCATCATCGGATGCTTGCCCTGATCTTCAGACGGTTTCCAAGCGTTCATATACATTAGCATGGAAATCGTATCGATACAGTCGTCCTTGCCCTTGAGACCATTCATGGTCGCCAATTTGATTTGCCCATAGAAATGCCCCATAATCTTAGAGGCTTTCATTTCTTCTGGGAAATACATTTTCCCGGCTTTGAACAGCGGCACCACGAGATTGAAACGGGTGAGCTTGTTAATGACGGGACGGATACCGGGTGCGCCTGATTTCTCCGAGGAAGCAAAATTGAACCAGATATTCCGGGTCATCATTTCCTGTTGGAGCCATTTGATAAAGGCACCCTGTTGGCCGGTGATTTCGACACCTACAGACTGAGGCCGGTAGATCTGAACCAAACGAAAGAGGCTATCAATCGTTTTGGCCATATCCTGCCGTTCGCAGATGCCGTCCACCCAGAACCAATCGCCGTTCGCATTAATAGCCCAAACCGAGATAACTGAAAAGTCCGCAGATTGACTTTCAGACGTTGCAAAGTCCGTGGTTATATAAAAATTATAACTCGATTTATACTCTAATAGAGCTTTTAGGCTATATTCCCGGATCTCACTATCCTGAACAAGCCGTTCCTCATCAGATGAAATGCGAAGCATCATTTCCTGCATGAAGGCAGCGACCTTGCCATTCAAGACAGCACGCTGATACGCCTTCATGACGAAATCGTAGGTGAAGCGATCTTCCCATGCACCCCGGAATTCGTGTTCTTCACAAGGGAACTGTTCGCAAACAGGCCAGACGTTCACATCCCAAGCGCCACTTTCGACAGCTTCAACCATGATATCGCCCTTGGCGAATGGTGTGCCATTGAAAATGACCTTGCGGCGGGTCGGGTCGAGTGCGTAGTCCACGCCCTTATAGACCGTGTCCTTGATGGCTTGCATCTGCACACGGGAAGTGGCGTCATCATCAGAAATCAAGTCGTCAAGGATGGCCAGCGGAGGACGCTTACCAAAGATCTTAGTACCACGGAGACCAGTCTTGGCACCAAACATTTTGCAGCCAAGTTTATGGCCTTCCTTGTTTTCAAATTCCAGATAATTATCTGTGAATTTTGCAACAGGAAGCCATTCTTTTAGAAATTCGCTATTATTATAACGAAATTCTACGTTTTTTCTGGCGGATTTTACACCGTTTTCCATACTGTCTGATACATAAATCAGACCACTGATTTCTCCAAAATTTGGAAGATAACCAAAGACTGCCAGAAACAAAACAAAATATTCAAAAAATAGTGTGGTTTTTGCAGCACCACGGAAACAAAGATTAGCAATATAATCTTTATCACCAACCACTTTATCCAGCATTTTGAGATGGACTGGGGGAGTTTTGTTGCTTTCTCCCACCTTACCATTCACCAGCTTGATGAAGTTCATGAAAAACAGGGCGAATTCCGAAGGCACATACGAGCCGTCGTTGAGGTCTTTATAATCGACCTCATTCAACCAATCATCGATCTCTTTCTTGATGACATGGTCCATCAAATTCGAGTATCGGGCTGTGGCTTCCGCCTGCATATCGCTCATCAGTCTTCCTCAGAAGTGATCCGTTGGGCTGCAACGTCAATCGTTTTCATTCGACCAGTCGAGATTGCTTCTCTTTGGTTCGCGGCCACTTGCTGAAGTAGGTCTCGCATTTCCTTCATACCAGCGTTTTCAGTTTCTCCAATATTAATTTGGAAATTACCTTCCTTCGGCTTGCCTAGATGGGTTAGCAGGCTGGATGCGGCTTCGACCTGTACCTTTTCGCTGGCAGCATTCTGCATCAGGTCTGCCAGCCGGTTAATTGCCTTTTGGTGCAGATCCTGATTAAGCACCCACGACGGTACGAGGGTCGCTTCCAGAATGAGATTAACCAATTTGCCTTTATTATAGGCAGTGACATAACTCGAAATGGCCTTTTTACTGGTGCCGTTAGCAATTAGTCGGGCATATCGTTGAGGAAATGTCTTGGCATAAGCTTCCTCATTTGTGTTGTTCATTATCTTATAAGAGACATATGAAACAGCATTTAGATATTCATCGAGTTTGAAACGGCCTTCCTTCAAAATAGAAGAATATGAGACAAAATTGTCTCGAATATTCTCAGCCATAATAGGATCGAGGGTTATCCCATTAAGATTATCAACCAATTCTTGGGTGACATTATTCCGCAAATGAGCTGGTACACTGGATTTCACGCTCTCAATTGTGAAACCTGTAGCCGCAGGCGCTGAACCAAGGGAAGAAGTGGCATCTTCCTGTGGTCCCGAAGTCACAACCGCCGCAGGAGGTGCGCTGGACAGCTTCGAATTGAAAAGGCTCATTGTATTCTCACCGCTTTATTCTATAAATAAAACACCATTCGGTGTTTTGTGGGTTTGCGCCGTTTGGGATCGTGGGTGGGGGGCTTTTCGGCCCCCCATTCCTTTTTCAGAAGCGTGCGATCCGCTTATCCAGCACTCGTGCATAGGCGTCCATGCAGAAAAGCTGTTGGATGAGCAAATCCTGTTCCTCTTCGGACAGGCGTTGGAATTGCTCAGCACCATTGATAAAAGCCTGCAATTTTGTGAGCTTATCCGTGAGATCCCGCATTTCCATACGGGCACGATCCTGGAATGTGGTGCCTTCACCTGCCAAATAAAGTTCCTGCTTCAGGGCATAACCCATAAGCGGCCAAATCTTTTTCTTGGCATTATCTTCAGAAATCCGTTCACCGATTTCCTTGTTAAACATGGTCGGATCAGCGCAAGCACTTTCGCCGGTCACGTTGAAACCATTCTGAAGCGTGAGCACGCAGATGATCAGCATCGAACCGGGTACGATAATGAATTGCCTCGATTTGATGTTGGCTTCCAGTGCATCGAGCGTCACGCGCTTGCCACCGGTATCCTTCTGATGGGCCTTCAGTTCTTCTTCAGTAACACCAGTTATTGTCTAGTCCTTTCTTTGGGTTTGACAGACACCACTATTTAGGTGTTATCTAGGTCAGAAAGCAAGGAGAAAATGTAATGCCTATTTTCAGAAAGAAACCAGTCGAAATCGAAGCACGTCAGCTTACCCACCAGTCTGAATTCGATATTGTTTCGTGGCTCGCGGATCACGGGGTAAAGACACGCACCTTTTCCAAACCGCCTATGCGGGCTGTAAGTGGTCTCATTATCCCAACTCTTGAGGGAGATCATGAAGCCTCTTATGGAGATTATATTATCAAGGGTGTAGCAGGAGAGTTTTATCCCTGTAAACCTGACATTTTCGAGAAAACCTATGAAGAGGTTATCATCAATGTCTGATAAGATTATCGCAATCGATTTTGATGGTACTATTGTTTCTCATATGTATCCGAAAATCGGACGAGAAGTTCCAAATGCTTTTCGGGTAATGAAGAAACTTCAGCTTCAAAATACCAAACTCATTCTCTGGACAATGCGCTTCAATGCCGAACTCGATGAGGCTGTGGCCTACTGCGAGGAACGCGGAGTTTTTTTCTGGGGTGTGAACTGCAATCCTCAACAGATCGATTGGACAGGAAGTCCCAAGGCATACGCTCATCTCTATATCGATGACGCTGCCCTCGGATGCCCCACCCTATTCGATGACCAGTCCGGTAGGCACATGGTCAACTGGCGAGATGTTGAGGCAATTCTCATTCGGAAGGGTATTCTAATATCATGAAAACCTCATTCCCTTATATGAGAATATCCCAAAAACATGGTATTCCATATACCACTGTACTGAATGCAGTGCAGTATTATAAGGATAAAGGATCTCTTATTATCATCCCGGAAGGCTCTCAAATTCATTATGATATTTTGAGCGTGATTAACCAGCATAAAAAGCTGGTCTCCGGGGAACGCGCCTATGCAGATGGGTACTACCTACCCTCTTGACAGGAACCAAGGGAAAGAGATAGGGGTGGGTCAACTTCTCCTCAAGGATGAAAACCTAGAGAAAGAGATGCGACCCCCCTATTGTCTTTCTTGGGGAAAGACCCTTATAAAAATGGTAAAATATTCAAGAATTGAAGTCAGAGAGAAAAATATCCCAAGCTCAGTCAGGTGAGTGGTTGCAAACCGGGATGGTCTATATCGCCTCTGACTTCAATACCATCTTAGTGATCTCGTAAGAGACTAGAACCGATAAGCGGTCCATACCGTTAGCTGCCTAACATGCGTTGTAATGCGATAAAAGGTGGTCACTAAGATGATAAATCCCTCCCAAGAGGGCCAAGACCCCGTGATCTCTCTGTTGCTTTGGATGGCTCCTTGCAGATTGAGATCCGGGGTCTTTCTATTTTATTCGATTAGATAGACATTATCTATATAATCCTATAGAGAAAATATTATCTCAGATTTTTTTGCATGGGAAAATAACCCATAGGAATTGACCATGGTAGTGCTTAGGTGCGGAGCACCTACACTAGTGAGGTACCCCCCCGGCTACACTCACACATACACTGGGCTGCGCCCCCATTGGATCAATGGTGATCCAACTTACTAGGAGCCAACCCATGAGCACATCCGTACTCACGTCTGCATCGCAGGCTACCATCAACGTCTTCGACACCATCAGCACCACTGCCAATGCAGCGACAAAAATCGTCACTGGTATTGCAACCGGTGCCAACATGTTCGAACGCATGATGACCGATATGGATACCAACCATGCCAAGCGTAGCCTGTTCAATCAGGCAACCTACGAGAAGGAACTTCTCGAAGAAGCAGCAAGGGTCTCTGCCAAAAGGCAGGCACTCATCAAGAAGGAACTTGCAGAAGATCCCATCTTC